GCTTATCACGTGATGGGCACCAAGTGGGGTTCTGCTTCTGACAACCCGACCAACGCAAACCTGCGTACCGGCAGCAACTGGTCTGCCACCTACGACATCGACCTCATCCCCATGGTTGAGATCTTCGTCAACACTCCTCTGGATAACGGCCTCAAGTCCTGATCCTGACGAGACAAATGGCCCTACCATTAGGTGGGGCCTTCCCTTTTTGTTGCTATGGCTGCCACGATCAACGCCACGCTCCAGAGTGAGACAGCCAACAGCTACGTGACGTTGGCAGAGGCCAACACGTATTTTGAAACTGTCCCAAGCAGCACGCAGTGGGACAACAAGTCTGACGACAACAAAAATCGTGCATTGATCTCAGCTACCCGCTGGATCGACACGTTGAATTTTTACGGCGATCGTTGCGATGCAGACCAAGCCTTGAGCTGGCCTCGCAACAATTATCACGTGGATCGTGTTGAGCTTGCTTGCTCTGCGATTCCAAACGACATCAAATACGCTACTTATGAGCTAGCGAATGCGCTGGCTAATGACACGGACTCGATTACGGGGACTACCGGCGATACGGGACTATACGAGTCCGTCAAGCTCGGAGAGATGGAAGTCAAGTACAACACTTCTAGTCAGGCTGTTGGAACTGTTAACAACGTATTCGACGTTTATCCTTGGCTTCAGTCTTATCTCGGCGCTTATTGTCTGGGCGGCAGTGGCTCGTATTCTGTCCGCGTTGTGAGGGGTTGAGATGGCTGGCGCACTCGACAGCTTGTTCAAAAGCGTTGCCAAGTCGGTTGTTGCCGACCTAGGCAAGTCACTTGACCACACCATCACATACACCCGCAAGGCATCTCCGGTTTACAACACCAGCACCGGGGCGCTGACCACAACTGATACGGCTTACTCGTTTGACGCACCAATCGAGTTTGTTGACTCCGAGGAAGAGGAAGGCCGCGAAGAACGCAAAGCCAAGCTCTACATCACCCCCGATTTAATCGGCGACAATCAGCCCACGTTCGAAGACACCATCACTCTTAAATACGCTGGCTCTAACCGCATTGCCCAAATCACAGACATCCGCACCTTCAAAGGCGACCAGGAATACTTTTTCACTATTCAGGTGAGGTTCTGATGGCCAGAAGGAAAAAAGGGCTTGGCCAAATCGTCACCGACCTGGAACGCAAAATAAACGACGATTACAACACCTTTATTCAGCGAACCGCTGAAGGCTTGGCAACAGAAAAGAACAGCCCAGTGGACACGGGATTCTTTGCATCCAGCTGGAAAGCATCGACCCAAAAAATACGTGCGCAGGATAAGCGAGAGGACTTTGCTCCGTGGTCTTCGATCTATAAAACCCGCGACCCATCCCGCAATCAGTGGGTCCACACGGACAAGAAACCCGCGCAAAGCCGCATCAAACCTCGTTTTGAGGTGCCTGAGTTTAACTACAAGCGCCAACCTACGGTTTACATCGGCAATACAGCTGAGTACGCAGGGTATGCGCTGGAGTCTCCAAAAGTGGCAAACTTTATCCAGGGTGAAATGCACGCCTTGGTTCAGAGCGTTTGGGGGGACAAACGCCCTGGCCGCATTTTTGCCAGAACCGGATCCAACAGCAGTGTGTTCGGGTCTTACACCAAGCTCTAAACCATGACTCTCGTAAACGCCCGCGCGGCCTTTGAAAAAGCAGTTACTGACGCTGTTGCGGCAGCTGATAACACGGTGCTGATGGTTTATGACAACGTTCAATACACCACCCCCGGCAAAGACAAGAAATACATCCTGATGACAGTTAACTTCAACCGTTCCACCATTCAAAACCAAGGCGCAGCCCAGGATTATTACTCCGGCGTCATTCAGTGCAACGTCTATGTGCCCAAATCTGCTGGTACGTCAGTGCTCTCCGCCATAAGCGAAGCAGTTATCGACGGGCTTACGTCAGTCAACGCTTCAAACTACACCGATACGTTTAGTGTTGCTCCCCGTGTATCCGATATTTCTGGTCCGACACCGCTAGAGCTAGAAGACCGATCTCACTTCATCGGCATTGTTTCTTGCCAGTTCACAGCAGTTGTGTAGTATATTAAGACAAACGCTACTACTTTATGCGCGCTACCGAACTACTCCGTAACAAGTTCGGCGTTAGCCAGCTGTATAAGCACGAAGTCAAAGATGGCGATGAGGTGGTGCTCGAAATCTATTGGCACCCGCTTACCATCGCTGAGCGCGAATCCATTCAAAAGAAAACTAGTTCGGACGACGCCAACGACTTTGCCCTCGGAATGCTGATCGAAAAGGCACTTGATGAGAACGGCAAGCGCCTGTTTCAGGACGGCGAAAAGGCTGTGTTAAAAAACGCTGTGGAAGCTGCTGTGCTGCAAGAGATCCAGCTTGCAATGCTGGCGTCCGGCACTGAGAACAAGGTGGAGGCAGCGAAAGCAGCCCTTAAAAGCGAATAACGACTGGCTTTTTATGTTCTTCCTAGCCAAGGAGCTAGGAATGACGCTTGCGCAGTTGTCAAAGCACCTGACGCAAGAAGAGCTAGTTGGTTGGGTGGCGTTTTACGAAGTAAAAGGCGAAGAGGAAGAACGAGTCATGAACCGCGCCCGCATGTCTAAAGGGGCGCGAACTATGGCTTCGCGTTAAACTGACACAAGTCCCTCTACGTTTAGCCCGTGGCCAACTACGACGTAGACATTGAGATTGCCCTACGGGGAGCGGACAAAATTAGAAGTTTGCAAGCTGACCTTAAGTCAGTAACGAAAGAAGTTGGTAGAGTTAATGCCGCCACAATAAAATTAGGCCGAGGCTTAGAAAAAAACTTTTCTCGAACAAGTATTCAAAATGTAAACAATTATTCAACTGCGGTAAGCAGAGCGGAGCGTGCTCTGCGAAACGCTGCTGCAGGCACAGATGCCGAGAAAAGAGCGGTTAGTGCCCTGGTAACAGCTCAGAAGACGTACAACGAACAGCTAGATCGACAAAATAAACTCCTTGAAGAAGAGAGAAGAATTCAAGGTGTACCTACAACTAGAGAGAAAAAACTTACAACCCCAGCTTCCACGGGAAGCAATCAGGTAAGTATTAGGTCTCCCCATGCTTCTCCTGTTTTTGGGGCGCGTAACATTCCCGGGTCCCCAATGGCAACAACCTTTGGGTCTGCACCGTCAGGCTCTGGAGGGGGACGGGCTAAACCAAGCCGCTTCGGTAGTGCTGTTCAAGCGGGTGGATTCCCGCTGTTGTTTGGTGGGGGACCCGGGCAGGCGTTAGGTGGCGCGCTTGGGGGTTTTATGACCGGGGATATTTTTGGTCCTCTGACAATAGCTCTTCAAGTATCTGGCGGGGTTCTGGATGAAACCACACAGGCTCTGGCAAATTTAGGAACAGCTTTAGAGACCGGTGAGGGCGTAGTTGCTGCGTATGAAACATCTATTGGGCGTCTTAGCGCCACGAAAAAAGAATATCTAACTAATTTAGAAGCAAGCGGTCAAAAACAAAAATTATACACTGAGGCAGTAAAACAAGCTAATGAAGAGCTTGGTGTTTTAGGCGATGTGCTTATTTATAATGCTGAAAATGCAACCTCGTTTGATCGCGGTTTAGACGGTCTTGTAAAAACCCTCAAAGGTTTAGCCGCCACTCCCTTTGTATTTTTGGGCACTGAGACTTTTGGCGGCAACGACCCCACGAAGCAGCAAGAAGAGCTTACGCGAGCAGCCAAAGACCGCTTAAACACTGCCCAAAAAGAAAAGGTAGCGCTACAGTTAAGCGCTAATACCCAAGAAGCGCGCCTTGATCTGGAACGCGCTTTTACACGGGAAAACATAAATCAACTAAGCGCTGCTCAAAAAGCTGAAGCCAACCAAGAAAGACAGGCAGCCATTGAAGCTATACGAGCGAAAGAAAACCAGGGCATTTTGGAGCCAAAACATGCCCAGCAGGAAGCGGACAAAGTTAACATTAAGTACAATATGCAACTTAAAGATATTGAAAGTACGCGCTTACGAAATTTAGAGTCATTCGCAGAAAAAACAGCAAGACTTGCAAAAGAAAATGCTACGAAGAAAGCAGAAGATGCTAAAGCAGAGACCGCCGCTTTCCATGCACGACAAACTGCTATAGCGGAAGTTAATTTAGGTATTATTGAAGCAGGGCGTGTACGCGAACAAGTTCTAAACACTGATAAAGCTGCGCTTCAATATGTTATAGACAAAGAACAAAAAAGGCTTGAGAACGA